GAAGAAGAATCACTAAATTCTGGGTGCAATGACCCAAACAAATTATAAAGCATTTTTTGGCTGTCTACAATGAAAACAAACAAATCTTTCATTAATCCCATGATTGTAAATCTCGAAAATTCCATTCTCCGTTGTCTTTCTCTCCTGACACCTTGAGCAGATTCGCATAGTGATTGCTTTTGGCTTTCTTGTCGAGTTGGTCTTGGAGTCGTTTTTTAGCATTGTGTAGATCTGTCTCGAATCGTTTTGTAGATATTCTTAATGTATGGGCTAGTTGATTCTGACTAGCGTATGGATGGCTCACATAACGAGCCTTTAGTATCTTTCTAAGTTCTAATGGTAAACCCTTAACTGCTTCTTCAATAAGCTCACCATCTTGGTTGTCAGGCTCGTAGTGCGGTTCTTCTGGTGCGTATAGGTTGCCTAGTTCTGGAATGTAGTTCTTTTCAAATGACCGGCAAGTAGAGTCTGGCTGTGGAATAACTGATCCAGATACATACCAAGCCCAGTTTCGGAGTCTATCATCTAATGACATTCACATCCCTGTATTTAAATAACTATATAATTGTAATCAAAATTTCTGTATTATTTCAATATCTTAAAGAGAATATATGAAAAATCAGTTTGGCTTTTACCTAACAGACCAACAGTTTGCAGATAAATGGAAAGAGTTTCCTAGTCCAACTCTTATGGCAAACGAGATTAAGATGAGTCCTAGGGCAGTACAGAATAGGAGAAGGTCTGTAGAAATAAGGCTAGGGATTAAATTAGAAACCTCAATTAATCTTAGAGACGAACACAATAAAAAACAAAAAGAACTACGCATTGCTAGATTAAAAGAAGAAAACGAAAACCGAATAGAGCAAGCACCAATCTCAGTTAGAAGGGGAACAGCACTTGATAAAGGTCGTATTATTGTTTTTAGCGATGCCCATTTTTATCCTGATGACACTACTACTGCTTATAAAGCACTTCTTAAATTTATTGAGCACTTTAAGCCGAACATTATTGTTAATAATGGGGATTCCTTTGATGGTGGTTCTATTAGTCGTTTTCCTCGTATCGGTTGGGATAAAAAACCTAGCGTACAAGAGGAGCTTGATGCTAATAAACTCTACTTGGGCGAGATAGAAAAGATAAGACCAGCAGGATGTAGGCTTATTTGGTGTCTTGGTAATCACGATGCACGATTTGAGACTATGCTTGCTGCACAAGCCTCTGCTTACGAGGGTGTACAAGGCTTCTCGCTAAAAGACCACTTTCCTTTATGGGAAAATTGTTGGAGTTTCTGGGTAAACGATGACACAGTTATTAAGCATCGGTTTAAGGGTGGGCGATACGCAGGCTATAACAACGCTGTAGCAGCCCAAACAAACATCATTACAGGTCATACCCATGTCTTAGCCTGTCAGCCCATTACAGGCTATGCCAAGACGATTTGGGGAGTACAGACAGGCACATTAGCCGAGCCTAATAATATGCAGTTTGCAGACTATACAGAGGATTCTCCTAAAGATTGGCGATCAGGTTTTGTTATGTTGTCTTGGGAACGAGGCAAGATGCTGATGCCAGAAATGATCCAAGTCTGTGGTGAAGATGAGGTAGAGTTCAGAGGCGAAATCTTGAAGGTATGAAACTTACACCGGCAATTCTCAAAAACATATACTGCACTTTGTATTGTTGTGAGCCATTTGCTAAATGGAAGTTACCCCTACCAGAGCAGATTAAGTTTATTGTGAATTGTGATCCTGATGTAATGGGAACTTATTTGTACGATGATGGAGAGAAGTGGGAACACATTATTACTATCTCTACAGCTAGGTGTGGTTTTTTAGAGACAGTCATTAGGACTATGGCTCATGAAATGATCCATATGAGTTTCTACAGAAGAAAAGGATTTAAGTGGGCGCAACATGGCAAAGAGTTTCGTGCTAGATGCCATATGGTTGGTAAAGAACTTGGGTTTGATCCACTAGAACTTTAGTGGTGCTATAGGTAAGAATCGAACTCACGACCTCCTGATTACAAATCAGATGCTCTACCGACTGAGCTACTATAGCTATTCTGTACATTCGCAAGGTGCATCAAATCCCACTAAAGGCAATGTCATTTGTGCTTCGTGCATCCTAATAACATCTGCCCATGCGTAGTTGCGACCAAGCCCTTTAATACTCGTTAATTCAGCATTTTGCTCAATTTTTAAGGCTCTTTGTAGCAAATTAGGGTATTCTTTGTAAAGTTGCACAATTTCCTGTGGTTTTGAGCTTGGGCAATAAAAACAAGCAGATTTGGCTACATTCTTAATGCCTACAGATTCAATAACATTTAAGCATTTTTGCCTATCCCATTGCCACTCAATTAATGGGTAAATGTAGTCGTATTTCTTATCCTCACGCTTGGCAGCGTTCTCAGCCCTATGTTCTTCGTTGGCATCATAACCTATATATTTAACGCACTTTTGCCCACTTTTCCATGTATCAATGGCAGGTTGCCAATTATTGCAATATTTGTCCTGTGGGGCTATTTTGTGTTTTTGCGAGCATCGTTTATACCCATAAGCTATGGATGGTAAAGCGTTAGCTCTTAAACATTCTTCTAGTGTTTCGTATTCGCCTGATTCTGTAACCCTTTTAACCACAGTAATTCGTGGATAACCTTGTTGTTCTAGCCAATCGCTAAAAGCTTCAATGTGTGCGTAGGTTGCGGGTCGTTCACCCCCAGTATCGGCAAACAAAATAAGGTCTATAGGGCGTTTTTCTTGAATAAGACCAATAACCATAGCTGTAGAATCCACCCCCCCCCCGAAAGCGACTATGTGTGGGTTCATTTCATCACTCCAATATATCCTCGTTCAAAAAGTTCACCAATGGTAGCTCGGTGCGCTTGTTCCCACATCTCAATCCTTGCGACTTTTGTAAGTGTGCTAGATGTATCGGCTTCCGCATGGCAGCGAAAACAGAGGCTGGCAATGCGAAAATCGGATGACTTAAGTCCACGACCTTTGCCATCTCGTAACTGGTTGGAATGTGCAGCCACGACAGTTCCATCTTCTATCCCACAATGTTGACATGGTAGTAGTCTAGCGATTTCTAGCAGTTTTTTGTTTCTATACATTTACCGCTTTGGTATAGGCTTGAATGCGTTTAGATACTACGACCAGTTCTTCCGATGCTAGTAAAGCCTGTTTTACATCCTTTTTTAGCATAGAGTCGTGATATTCCTTCTCTAGTGTTTTTAGTCTTAGTACGAGTTCTGCATAATCAATCATTAATGGTTTCCTTCTAGTCCTGTTTTTTTATCTAATTCTGCTCTGAGCATAGCATTTTCTTCTCTAGTTTTCTTTAGCAACTGAGATAAATGGTGTGCTGTCTTTAGCATCTCTTTATACCTATTTAGGTATAAATTGTAGTTTGTAGAGTCCACTATTTTGTACCAATCTTTATAGAAATGTATACTATGAGAAACACAATTAATGCCCAGATGTAAACAAAGTCGCTATCGAGCATGGCTATCTACAGATCGGTTAGTAGCCTCTAGACTGCGCCATATCTCGACTTTTAGTTGTGCAGCAGTCAGCATCCATTTGATCTTTTCCTCGCACTCTACAGCCTCTTTTAAGCCCTCTAGCAAGCCAATATACTCTGGGTCTGCATACGCATCAACTTCTGCTGCTGCAACAGACTTAGCCGATGACTTAGACATAAGAATACTACGCTTAGACTTTAGGAAGTTCTCCAAGTAAATTCTGTTTGCCTTGGCTTTAGCAAAATCTCCTGAATACTTCATTATGTACTCTACTGCTTTTGTTGGATCTATATCCATGTATCTCCCCTATTCCCTTTTAACCATTGATCTTGGAAGTCTAATAGCAAATCTTTATCAAGATTGTGTTCTGATAAATATTTCCTAAACTTCTGCAAGCCCCATTCCTGTCTCCACTTGCACAGTTGTCGGACTCCGCATTGTCTCATATGAGTTAATTCGTTCACCTATCCACCTCATTACTGGAACTGCCATTGAATTACCTAATGCTTTATATCTTGCTCCATCAGGGCAGTTTTCTTTGATGTTTGTGTAGTTATAAGGAAAACCTTGTAATCTTTCGCACTCAATTGGAGTTAGTCTACGAACAGCCATATTATTTGCCATAGATACTTGGTTATCACCCATCTCTGCTCTTAATGTTGGAGAAATCTCCTCACAAAAACGATTGGGATTGCCTTCCCGTTTTGTAATACCTGGCTCAAAACCATAAGCAATATTTTGCACAAAAGGTATGTTGCCACCACCAGTTCCCCAACTGCTGGTAACTGTTTGGCATACATCACCCATTTCTTTTACTCTGCTGTCGGATGGGTGGTTTTCATAGACAACGCTATATGTAACATTTCTGGTAGTTTTTTGTTTCTTTCCTCTGCCCTTCTCAGTATTCCCTGACAGGCTTTCTGGCTCAAATAATACTTCTGCGGGAGGTCTCCAGTCTCCAAGATGTCCGACAACAAACACTCGTCTGCGTCTTTGGGCAACTCCGAAGTATTGAGCATCAAGCACCCTGTAGCTCCACCCATACCCGATGATGCCCAACGCTGTGAGGAAGGCTGCAAAATCCCTTCCTTCACCTGAACTAAGGACACCTGGCACATTTTCCCAAACGAACCACTTGGGTCTAAAATGGTCAAGAATTCCAACATAGGTAAGTGCCAAGTTTCCTCTAGGGTCTGAAAGTCCTTTCCTAAGTCCTGCAACAGAGAATGATTGGCAGGGAGTTCCTCCGACCAAAAGTCCAATTGTTCCGTCAATTTGCCACTCCTTATATTTAGTCATATCGCCAAAGTTTGTTACTTGCGGATAGTGATGTGCAAGAACCTGACTTGGGAATTTTTCTATTTCAGAAAAGCCTACAGGCTTCCACCCCATATGATGCCAAGCTACTGTTGCAGCTTCTATACCAGAACAGACAGATAGATAGTTCATGCACCCACACCTACCGACCCAATCTTAGCCGAGAGCCTAGCCCTAAACTGAGCAAAAGACTCTCCTGCATATGGGTTTAATCCTAACTCTCTGCCTTTGGCTAAAGTAAGTTCATCGCTTGCATACCAAGGTAAAGGTGGTCTTTTATTCTCTTTCTGCTCGATAACAAGCTCATCCTCGAACCTCTCTTGATTTAACCAAGTAGATGCATGAGGGATAAACTCCCAATCAGTTCCCTTTGCTGCCCAGTATTTACGATGCTCTACTATTGCCTCTAGCGCCTTTTGTTGGTTGTCTAGACTTAGTTTTTCCCACGATCTTTTTGCTGTTAGCTTTCCGACCTTTTTTGGATATTGCGACCAAAAGTTCTCGAATTTCATTTTCCCTTTTCCCTTTCATGTTTTCTATTGCCTTCACCAACATACTTTCTAAACCATGCTGCAACAACATTTTATGACCCTGACTATCAAACACTACCTCTACATTAGCAGAGCCATCTATGTTTTCTCTAATCCGTTTGATCTGTATCAGCATCCATCCATACCTTTATGTTTTGGTTAAAGTCTGCTTTCATAAGAACTGGCTTATTTAAGCAATCTAACATTTTATACAAAGTCTGTTTTACTTCTTCTTTATCTTCTCCCATTACACCAACACCTCTTGCTGTGTACAGATAAGGCTCATGGTTCTTATCGTAAAAGACTTCGCACACTTCGACCCAAGGTTCTCCATCGTTCTCATCTGAAAAGTCTACCACTCTATGATTCCAATGCATTATTTACTCGCCAATATGTAAAGACCCACATTACTAAAAGCATACCCTGTATATACAACTGCCATAGGCATATTCCCTTTTAGAGCTTGTTCGCACCCAATATAGGCATAGATCAAGCCGGTAACGATAATTAACCAGGCACTCATTTTTTTCTCAACGCTATATGCTTTTGTAAGATATGCCAGAACTCAGATTTTATTACTTTCATTTTTTCCCCTTGTAACTTTAATAATCTTATACGAGTTCTACAAATAAATCCTAAGTATTTTCCCTAATAAAGTGAAAGCACCCACAGGCATAAGGCAGATCTAACTCTTGTATAAGACTGACACTTGGCTTTTCTCCGTTGTTCGGAATAAGGTAAAACTCTTGGCACTTGAACTCTGGGAACAGAGAGGCGATATAGACAGGGCTATAGATCCTATGCGCGTTAAATTCTACGCATGGGATACCTACCGGCACGACAAAGAATAAATGCTTTCCTGCGCTTTTCTTGATGTTTTGGATGGCTTTTAGATCGCCTGTGTTGTCTAGCTGATCTCCGTATCTACCAAGACCAATATGTTCTACAACATGGCAACAAGAAAGAGACTCTACAGGGTCTAGGTTTTCTACACTAATGTCTATTCTTCCTACTAACAAATTTGGTACTTGTAGGTTTGGTTTGCGGTAGTCAAAGAACTTGGTGGGAATGGTGGCAGCTAGGGTAGTGCAAAGGTGTAGAGATGAGCTAATGTCGTAATGGATCTTGGGGTTTACTTCGTTTATCTTTTTAACTGCCCAGGCAACATGGTAAACATAATGTTCATCAAACCCATGTCCTTTATCGTCTCCTAGACAGGGAAAGGCATTACAAGGAAAACGATCCTCTTTCTCTAAGAATTGTAGAGCCTGTTCTCTGTATGTTTGTTCATTCATAATGATCCATATTTAATACATTAACTACCTTTAGGTAATGTTTATGTTACAAAATACAACTTGTAGGTAAATATTTAAATAACTATATATTTTG